GAATTGGCGCCCAGGCTTTGAAGCACCAGGTCACGGAAGGGGGGCTATTCCTTGAGAGGGTCGGCCTCGAGGGCGGGCGCATTTACCGCGAGCTCGTGCAGCCCTCGCGCGAGCTCATACTGCAGCACAACGCGCATGCTAGAGCGGCGGGCGGGCCTTCTGACCTATCCTTCGGGCGGCTGCAACTGCGCATCCCGCTGGAGGACCTGGCCCAGCTGTACTTACTCAATCCCGAGCTCAACAGTCCCGACGCGCAAATCATGACGCAGGCCTGGCGCCGCTTTGTGGCCAGCCCCGAGAGCCTGCCCTATCGAGTGGGTAAAACATGACGCTACTGCGGCACCGCCAGCCGATCGTCACGCGCTTAAACCCGCACAATGCGAACAGGCGCTACTTGATCCCGCGGCGCGGCTTCGCGGGGTCCCCGGGGTCCATCGGGTTCAACCTGGTGCAATTCCCCGAGGCCTTCAACAACGCGCTGTACATTACAGCCGGCGGGGTTGTGGTCGTTCCCAACGTGATACCCCCGCTGGCGCCTGACGGGACGCAGAGCGCCGACACTCACACGGGCGGGATAAACGGCCAGCTGTACCAGGGCGTGAAGGGGATAACCGTCCCCGGTGAGTTCATCGTCTCGGCCTTCGTGCAGTCTGGCACGGCCAATGTGTTCCCGCAGCTGAGCATTTACAGCGTCACCAGCGGGACCAATCCTTACATCGGCCAAGTCAACCCGGTGCCCGCCACCTGGATACGCATTTGGGACCATGTCACCTTGGCAGCCAACCAGGTCGGCGGCGGTCAGGTCATGGTCGGCTTTGGCAACTTGCTGGCGGCGACACCGCTATTCATGTGGGGCCTCAAATTCGAGCGCGGCGCGACCCTGACGCGCTACCAGGCAGCCAGCGGCTGGGTGAGCCCGGCCAATTTCCCAACCGTGCAACTGACCCGCATCGTAGGGGTGCTCCTGGCGATGATGCCGCGCGGGGTGCTCGGTGATATGGACGACGACGGCCAGCCCGACGTCAGGCTATCTGCACCCGGTGCCGTGCCTGTTATCGCAATTGATGCCGACTCGATCAATGTCGACACCGACGGGGACGGCAGCCCTGACGCGATTATCCCGAGGCCTTGAGCGATGGACTTGGCGCAACTGCGCGTAAAGCTCGCCCGCATGTGGCACCGATCGAGTGCCACCGACATAGACGATGCAATCGGGCAGGCCTTTGACCGCATTGCCTCGGGCCTGGACCTGCATGAGGTGCGCTTCCCCTTTGTGGGGGTGACCGATGCGCTCGGGGGCTTTGCCCTGCCCTTAGGCTTCAAGCGCCTGGCCACGGTCTACCGCCCGGACGGGCGCGGCAAGATGGACCCGGCCCCCGATACCATGGACGTGAGCAGGCTGCAGGGCCCGACGCGCTACTGGCGCCGCGTCGCGGCGCAGCTGGTGCTCTATCCGCTGCCCGTGCTGGGCACCTCGGTGACGCTGTCCTACTTCGGCGCCCCCGCGCTGGTCGAGCCCATGGCCACGCCCTTGCTAAGCGGCTGGCCCCGCCTGGTCGAGCTTTGTTGCATGTCCGAGCTCTACCGATTGACGCGCAATGACGCGCAGCTGCTCGCCACCGAGCAGCTGCTGGTCGGGCCCGATGGCACGACGGGCGAATGGAAGAAAGCGCAAAAGGCGCAATTCGAACTGTAAGGGGCAGCCATGGCGCTAGAGGACCTGACCGGCACGAACAAGTACATAAGCAACCTGGTGGCAGCCAACCCGAGCGGGCGCCCCGACAAGGTCGAGCAGGGCGATGACCATTTGCGCGGGATCAAAAACGTCCTGATTAACTCATTCCCCAATATCAGCGGCGCGGTCACGCTCACACAAGGCGCGCTCAACGGCTTGCCCAAGTTCGCCCTGGGCATGGTGGGGCTGTTCATTGCGGTGCCTACAACCGGCTGGGAAGTGGCCGACGGGCACACGATCGCGCTGGCCACCTATCCGGACTTTTTCGCATGGCTGTTTGGTGGCACACCGCCGTCGACCTATGTGCTGCCCGACGTGCGGGGCGAGTTCCTGCGCGCGCTCGATCTATCGCGCGGGGTGGATGCAGGGCGCACCATTCTGTCGGCGCAGGCTGACGGCCTCAAGACGCACACGCACATCCAGAACGCGCACACGCATACCTATACCGCGCCGTTAGCCGCGAGCACTGGGCAGGGTGGTTCCCAGAGCAGCATGACCACGCAGTCGATCAGCACCGGGAGCACAACCGCGGTGAACCAAAACAACGCCGGCGGCACAGCGGAGAATCGCCCGCGCAACGTGGCGCTGTATCCGGCTATCTGGTGCGGCTTCCCCGCCGGCACCTTGCTGCACATATGAGCTCGACCCCGCTGCAGATTCGAGCCTCTGGCCTGGTGCTCGATGTGCCCGCGCACGAGCTCGGGCCCGAGGTTTACTCGGGCTGCAATAACATCCGCTTTCGCCCCTCGGGCGCCTCGATCGTTGGCGGGGTTACCGACCCGTATGGCGCGGCACTGGTGGCCCCGCTGCACACGCAAGGCTATGACACCCTGACCGGCTACGAGTGGGTCTATATCGGCCAGGCGGGCTCGGCGCGCTTCGATGGCTCGGCGCATTCCGCGGTGATCTCGCCGGCGGGCACCTGGTCACTGATCGAGGCCAATTCAATCACGGGCTGCAACCTCAACGGGGTGCAGGTGGTTGCCAGCGCCGACTCCCTGCCTATGTACTTGGACCGCACGGGCGCGCCCGAGTGGAAGCCCCTACCTGGCTGGTTCGGGCCGACCTGGCGCTGTGCGAGCATGCGCGCCTTCAAAAACTTCCTGGTGGCGGTCAACATTGACGACACCGCGGGGGTGGCCTTTACGCACCAGGTGCGCTGGTCCGACGCCGCGCCGCCTGGCTCGGTGCCTGGGGTGTGGACACCCGCACCGAGCAACGCAGCCGGCCAGCGCGAATGCGCGGACACCGAGGGGCCCTTGGTCGACTCGGCCACGCTGGGCGATGCGCTCTTCTTGTACAAGCAAAACGGCGTGCACCGCCTGGACTTCATCGGGCCCCCGCTGAATATGCAGCTGTCGACCGTCGAGCGGGTGACGATGGGGTGCTTATCGCGCAACTGTGTCAGCACGGTACGCCGGCAGCACATTGTTTTCGGGGCGGGGGACCTGTTTCGCTTCGATGGCCAGGCAGCGGAGAGCATTGCCGAGGGGCGCACACGGCAAACGCTGTTCAATCTCATCGACGATGCGGACCAGGCAACCTGCTTCTGTGTCACGCACAAGTCACAGTCTGAAGTGTGGTTTTGCGTACCGAGCAAAAATTTCGCGCTGGTCTGGTACTGGCCTGGGGACAAGTGGAGCATGCGCGACCTGCCTCCCGACCTGGCCATGATTGCAGCGGGGCGCGTGACCAATGCCGCAGCCCTGGAGGCCTGGGACGACCAGGCTATGGAGTGGGATGACGCCCTCCGAGAGTGGGACCCGCGCGGCCAGGACGATGAGCCCCAGGGCCTGCTCGGGTGTGATCCGACCGGGGTGCGCTTGTTACGCATGGATGACGGGCCGACCATGCTCGGCGCGACCCTGGTTGCCACCCTTGAGAAGGCCTCGATGCCCTTGACCGAGGGCACCCAGGTCAAGCAAGTCGATGAGCTCTGGCCCCGGGCGACTGGGTCGGGCGTGTTTGAAATGTCGCTAGGCTCGCAAATGACGCAGGCCGACCCGATTGCCTGGGACCCGCTGCAGCCCTACACGCTGGGGGTAAGTGACAAGCTCGACCCGCTCATTGAGGGGCGCTACGTCTCGATGAGGCTGCGCGCCACGTCGGGGGGTTGGGAGTTCGCCGGTGCTGACCTGAAAGCGCAACCCGCGGGGGATTTCTGAGCATGATCCAAGAGCCCCCGCTAGGCAGCAATCTTGAGGATGTAAAACGCTGGGCGCGTGACCAGTTGAAGCACCTGGACAACGACACCCGGACTTATATCCAATTCGCGCCCCTTGGAGCGGTGCCCGCCGGCCTTCAGCTGGTTCCCGGCCTGCTGGCCTACTACCAAGCGGGCGCGCTGGGCGCTGGCAGCCCCGAGGGCCTGCACCAGTACAAAAGCACGGGGTGGGTGGCGTTATGACCTGGCGCCTGCAGCCGCTCGATTTCATGGCGCGCCTGAATTGGCACAACGAGCTCGAAGGCTGGTTGGAACAATCGCGGCGCATGGCGCCCGTGCCTTTCAGCATGGAGCAGCTGCGCATGCTGGTCGATACCGATGAGGCGCGCGTAGTGGGGATTTTCAAGGGTGAGCACCTATTCGGCTGCCTGGTTGTGCGCCCCGAGACCCTGCCCGGGGACGCCGGCGAGCTCGCCCTGTACATCATGGCCATGGGTGGGGCGCGACTCGAAGAATGGTCAGACGCAGCCGAGGCCTGGCTCGATGAGTGCGCAACGCAGATGGGGGCGCGCGAGATTTTCGCGACGATCAGGCCCAGGCTTGAGAGCCTGGCACACGGGCGGGGGTATATGACGCGGGGGCTGATCGTTGGCCGGCGGGTCGGGGAGTTGCAGACATGAGCGGTCAAGCGGCTTTTGCTTACAGCCAGAACAAAACCAATAGTTCCCAAAATGTGTGGGGCCCGCAGGCGGGGGCGCTAGAGCGCGGCTATGCCGGCCTGGAGAGCGCGATACCCGGGGCGGTGGCCGACACCAAGGGGCTGCAGCCTGACGCCACCAGTGCAATCAAGTCACTGCTCAGCCCCAACGGCAACCCGTTTTTGTCGGGCATGGCGCGCTCAGCCATGCTGCAGCTGGGCCAGGGCTTTACCGACCTGATCGCGCCAACGCTCAAGGGCAACGCGGTGAGTGCGGGCGCCTTCGGCAGCCCCGAGGAAGGCAACGCGCTGGGGGTGGCCTCGCGCGGGGTGACGCAGCAAATGCAGGACTTGCTCACCAACATGTACGGCACGGCCTACCAGTCCGATCGTGCCGGGCAGCTGGGCGCGCTGGGCCAGGTCGGGGCGGTGGGTAATATGAGCCTCAACCCGTATGCGGGGCTGATATCCGCGGCGGGCCCGGCAACCGTCCTGGGTCAATCGACCGGGCGCGCCTATAACTGGAGCACCAGCGGCGGCGGGGGCATCTAATGGGCGCCCTTGCAGACTGGCTGCTATGGCAGGCGCAGCAAAAGTACATGGAGAACCAGCGCCAGGTGGTTGGGCGCCAGATTGCCGACGTATGGGGCGCGCCAGGCTCGGACGTAGTCGAGGAAGGCTTCCCCAGCGCCCGCGGGGCTGGCCCCACTAGCGCGCTGTCACAGGGGCGCGAGCTCGGCGCGCCGATCGCGCAGGGCATGGCCTCGGCCAACCTGCCCCCCGGGGTGCCCTTGTCCTGGGGGCCAGGTGAGGCCATGGGCCCGCCGATGGACCCCAACCGGGTGGCCCCGCTCACGCCCGAGGCCTCGGGCGCGCTCGACAATGCTTTCCTGCCGCGCCAGCCCGATGCCAACCCGATGCCGCAGGAAGGCGGCTTGATGCGTAACTGGGGCGCCTCGGGGCTGCTCGGGGACCCTAACAGCCCCGCCGCGCGCCTGGAGGCAGCCAAGCGCCTGTATCAGATCGGACACCCCGACGCGATTGCCTTGGCCGGCAAGCTGGTGGACTCGGTCTATGGTGAGCATGCGACCGAGCGCAGCCAGGGTGCCTCTTTCACGCACGAGGACCGCAGCCAGCAGACCGCTATCCAGGCGGCGCGCGACGCGCAAGAGCGCCAGCAGTACTTTTCCCGCGGGCAGGAAGAGCGCGGCTATTCGCACGAGTTCGAGATGCAGGGCCGAGCGCAAAAGTTCGGGCGCCAGCAATCCATGTTCGATAAGGGGCTGTTTGCCGATGCCGCGGGCAACATCGGTCACGTCGAGTTCCCCGGGCAGCCCGGCTTTATCACGGCACAGACCGAGGCTACCCAGCGGGTGCTCGACGTCGACAACGCCGATCGGCTGATTAACAACATCGAGCAGTACGGCGCGGGGGGCAAGCTGACCGGCGGCAAAAACGACGAGGTTAAGTTCCAAATGAGTCGCCTGCGCCAGGCTGTGACGGCCCTAGGCGCCTCCGGGGACCAGGCCCAAGCCAAGTGGGCCGATGAGTTCGTCAAGAGCCTGCCCGACCCTGGCAAAGAGTCCTGGGCCAATTGGACCGACAAGAAAGGCGCGCTGGCTGCCTTGCGCGAGGCCAAGCACCAGCTGCAACAGCGCCTGGACGCGCACGCCAAGCAGTTCGGGCGCTGGGGGGTGGACTACAAAGCCCCGCTGCCCCCGGGCCTGCACCCGAAGGTGCCCTAAGTGGCCAAAGCAGCCACACTGCCTGCGCACGAACAGGTCGAGTTTGCCGAGGACGACGAGGGCGCCACCTGGTACAAGCTGGGCAACAAGCCCTGGGCCAAGGCGCCAGGCGGGGGGGACCCTGCCGCGCTGGGCGAGCTTCCGACCAATGCCCTGGGCGCGGCAATCGCAGCCCCCGGGGTGCTGGCCAAGCGCGCCATGCACCGATCGTTTCCGGGCTACTTCGGCAACGACGTCAACGACTGGGAGGCCCTCAATACCCAGCTGCACGAACAGCACCCGGTGGCCACGACGGTTGGCCAGGCCCTGCCCTTTGTCGGGCTGGGCGCGGTCTCGGGCGGGGTACTACCGGCCATCGGCACGGGGGCGCTAGCGAGCTATGAGACCGCCAAAGCGGGGGAAGAGTGGAAAGACGCAGCCCTCAGCGCAGCCCTGGGCGTTGGGGGCTCTGCTGTCGGACACATGGCGGGGCGATTCCTCGCCCAAAACCCTTTCGCCAGCCGAGTCGTGCGCTACATTCGGGGGGTTGGCGGGGTTAAGCGAGCAGAGCAAAGAGCTCTACGTGAAGAGCTTGAGGCCTCGGGGCGGGCTGCAACTGCTCAAGCCGAGGAAGAGGCCAGCCTACTAGGCAAACCCGGCGGGGGCGTGATGGCCAACGCCAAGCCGGTGGAGGCCTACTCGGACACCGCCAAGCAGACCCTGGAGGAAGCCGAGCGGCTGGGCTACCGGGTGCCCGACCCGCTGCGCTCGGGCTCAGCCGAAGAGGCGCAGGCCTTCGCCAGCGCCCGCTCACACCCGGGCACGGCCAACGATATCCAGCGCAACTATGACCTGCCCAACCAAAAGCTGATCAGTGCGCAGGTCGGGCGGGCCATCGGCGTGAAGGATGCGCGCGACCTGGGGCCCGCGGTCATGAAAAAAGCCGAGGCCCGCTTCAACAAGCTGTATGACGATGTGGTCGACCGTATCGGGCCCTCGGACGGGGGCCAGCTGTTGGACAAGTGGCGCCAGGTGGCGGGCGGGCCCGAGTTCTACGGGGACCCGGGGGCCAGGCTGGTTTTCGCGGGGCGCATGCGCGAGCTGGAGCGCGCGCTCAAAGAGTCCGGCGGGGTGATGAGCCCCGAGGCCTTGAAGGGCCTGCGCTCTCAGCTGGCAGCCAGTGCCGCGGGCGCCAGGCCCGACCAGGTGGCAGCCTATCGCGCCATGCTGGAGGCCACGACCGAGCATATATCGACGGTCGGGGGCAAGGATACCGCGCGGCTGCTGGCGCAGCTGAACCAGGAATACTCGGTTTTTGCGACCCTCAAGGGCTCTCGGGCCATCAAGTCGGGCATGGTCAAGCCCGGCCAGCTGGCAGCCGCCCTGGAGCGTTCCGACGTGAATGCCTGGCACGGTCTCAAGGAAGGGCTCAACCCCGAGCGCACCAAGCTGTACACGCTGTTGAAGGCGCACCAGGTGCTAGAGCCTGCCTTGCCCCCGACCGGGGTGCGGCTGCAGACGGGAATCGGCAAGATTGCCAACGCCATTGGCTACATTCCGGGGATGGCAAAGACCGGGGAGAAGGCGGCGCAGGCGGCTGCCGACGCTGCCGAGCGCCTCAAGTGGCTGCCCAAGCCTCGCCCGCCACGAAAACCCTGAGCCTGGCGCTACTCCTGGTGCTGGCCGGCTGTCAACTGGTCTACCAGCCCGCGCACCAGTCACCCTGCCCTCAGGAAGAGGCCCCCGCGCGCCGCGCAGGGGTCCCCGGGGTCTAGCGCGGCTTCCCGCGGCGCTTCCAGGCCTGATAGACGATCGTTTTTTGCTCCAGCAGCCAGGCGCGCCCGGCGGCGCGCATGACCTTAGGATCAATGCGCTTGGTGAGCTTGGCCTCCAGGCGCCAGCGCGCGCACGCTTGGCTGAGGGTCTCGCGCCCGCTCATGAGGCCCTCCAACAGTCAAGCCGATGCCCGCTTTGCCTCTCGCGCAGCGTGCACAGGCAGTCAACGCGCCCCCGGCCTTTGACCAGCAGGCCGACCCCGAGCCCCGCGAAAAAGGCAGCCAGCCAGATAATGGCCACCCAATAGAAGGGCCATTGCAGCCAAAGCTCCAGGCTCACCAGCTGGTGCGCGCTCATGATCCGCCCCCGCACTCGGGGCAGGTGAGCCAGTAGGCCGTATCGCTGGCCGGATCGCGCCCAGTGCCCTTGCAGGTGCGGCACTGGGCACGGCGGCGGGTTTCGCGCGTAAAGACAACGTCGAGGGTTTCATGCGCGCCCGGGCTGGCCCGCATGATGCCGGCCCCGCAGTTGTGGCACACATCCCCGGGGGGGTGGCGGTTGGAAGTATTAGAGCAGGCGCTGCACTGGGTCTGAGGGTGGCTCATTTGCCCCCCCGCCGTTGCATGCGCTCGGACTCGTAACACTCCCAGCAAGCGCAGCGGTTTTGCTTGCGGTGATCCTCGATGGAAGCGGCGGGGTCCAGCAGTTCGCCCGGGGTGACGGGCTGATACAGCTGCCGCACGACCCCGACGTTGATGCGGTGCCCGCATTCGAGCACATAGGTTGCACAGTTGGCCCATAGAGTCTTGCTGGGGCCATCGTTGGCGCGCAGTTCCACCCGGACGATTTTGCGGCGCGGGTTTTTTCTCATGAGCGCACCCGCTCGGCTTCGTAGTCGTTGAGGCCCCCGCCCATGAACAGCACCAGGGCCTCGGTCTGCTCGATCTGCTGGCACATGCCGACGCGGTTTTCCCGCACCTGCTCCAGGGCCCAGCTGTACAGGCCCACGGGGTCCGCTTTGCACCTGGCGTAGTCCGCGGGGCAGGTATTACGGGCGGCGCGCTCCAGCATGGCTGCGTACCGCTTGGCCAGGTCGGCATCGTCCTGGTGCCACGGGGACGGGGTCTGCTCGATGTGCCATTTGGCGCGGTAGATCGGCACCAGATAGCGCAGGCTGGCCAAGCCGGCGATGCAGGCCACTACGAAAATCACGGTGAGCATGAGCTAGATTCCTGTGTTATTGTAACGGTGCCGCGTGAATTACGCGGTCACACACTATGACATGAAACCCTGGTCATAGTTCTATCAATTTTTCGAAGGGCGAATATGGACACAGCAGCAGAGCAGGATTTGACTACCCGCGGGACCCCCCGCATTCGCAAGCGCAAGGGGGCGGCGGTGCCCCGCCTCGATCGGGACGGGCGCCAGGCCCTCAACGTGTGCTTGTATTTCAACCCGGCGGACCTTGAGGACGTGCGGGACGTGGCGCGCATGAACAACCGCAACGTCTCGCAGCAGGTGCGGCACTGGCTCGACCTGGGCGTGCGCCAGGCGGCTGCCACGCTCAAGGCCTACCGAGAGCGCCAGGCGGGGGAGTAAGAGCCAGCCTGGGGCGCCCAGGCCGTGACTGCAGCGTGATAGTGACCGCGGGGCCTGCGGTCGATGCAGATGGAAGCGGGCCAGCCCTGGGGGACCAGCAGCGAGGGCGCGCGAATGCCAAACAGGCTGCTTACTGCAAAAAGGGGTTGCCCTGCCTTTTCCTTCAGTTTTTTTGACGGGGGGAAAGGGGGGTGCTTTCGGGGTTGAACAACTTAAGGCCTTTTCCCGGCCTTCACCTACTAGCGGAGTCAAAATGGACGAAGACTTGAACAATACGCCAGGCGCTTTCGGCGCCTCGGGGGCTGAGTTGCGCGGGCTGTTGCGCGCGGTTGAGGCCCTCTTCAAGGCACAGACTTACATCCTGATCATATCGGGCAAAGAAAACGACCTAGCTTGTCAGGTCACGGTCGGGCGCCAGGGCGAGGGCTGCACGCCGGTACACGAGGCGCTGGCGATGGCGGCGGCGCGCGCCCTGCGCAAGTTCTACGGCGACAAGCCGGTCAAAATCCCCGATACAAAGCTACTCAACAGCCTGCCCGAGCACGAGCGGCGCGTGCTTGAGCAAGTGGTAATCCTGATTGCCGAGGAAGCCGGGCTCACGCCTGGCGGGGACAAGGTGCACTAATGGCGCGCCCAAAAGGTGTAGGGCTGGAGCTCTCGCTCGAAGTCGACGCAGCCGATGTGCTGGAGCAGCTGCCCGACGATGTGCTATCGCACGAGCTCGCGCTGCGCGGGTTTCACGTACGCACTGAGCTCGAAGTATGGGAAGAGGCTGAGCGGGTCAACCGGCTGTTCGAGGCCCTGCGCTACGGGTTGCATGGGGGCCTGGAGGCGTGCGCGCGGGAGATTATCCAGTACGCGCCGCAGCCGCGGGAGGTGAGCCCGCGGCCTGACGGCGGGGTGCCCGAGGTGTACGTGCTGCCCGAGAGCCTGGCGGGTCCGCTGCGCAGTGTGACCAAGGGGGCGCCATGATCCCGCGCAAGGCTGCCGAGCTCTTCGCCATGTTGATCGGCCTGCCTATTGTCGTGATCGGCCTAGGCGCCTATCTGGCCTGCCTGCGCTGGCTGTTCATGTTCGGGTGGCGCCTGGTCCCATGAAAAAGCCCCGTGATCCGTTCCGATTGACCAAGCCAACCGCGCCCGAGTTGCTGGAGAAAATCCGCCAGCGCGAGCTCGAAAAGCAGTCTATAGGGACAAAATCAAGGGGGTATTCCCCGAAACCTGCGGGAATACAAGGCCTTATCTTCGGCGGGGAAGAGTACGTCGGGGGCATGCAACGCTGCACGACCTGCGCGCACGCGCGGGTCGACGCCAATCCGAGCAAGCGAATCCCCGGCTTTGTCTTTTGCGGCGAGGCGCCCGAGGTGAAGGCCGGCGGCTATGGCTGGCAGTACCGAAGCCGGCTTGCGGTTTGCCAGTTCAACCCTTCAAGATGGATTCCCAACCCTGGTGGAGGTGCGGACATTGGCCCGACGAAAACAGAGCATGGCCGAGGTGTGGCGTCAGAGGATCAAGGCGGGGGCGCTACTTAAGCAGCTGCAGGCGCACGCCGAGGGCAAGCTCGACCTGACGATCATTCGCAAGGTGGGGCATTCCAACGGCCTGAAAAGCACCAGCGAAACCTATGCGGTAGACCAATCGCGTATCGACGTGAGCCTGGCCTTGCTCGATAAGGTGATTCCCTCGCTCAAAACTACCGCGCTCGAAGGCGGGGACCCGGCCAAGCCGGTAAAGGTGAGCATTGGCTGGCGGCGCAGCTGACACCCTGGAGCTAGAGCTCGACTACAAGCCTCGCCCGCTCCAGGCGCTGGAGCACACGGCGCGCGAGGGCGTGCGCTTTTCGGTGCTGGTGTGCCATCGTCGCTTCGGAAAGACATCCTTTGCCCTGCCCGAGCTCATGCGCTCGCTATTCGAGAGCACACACCCGCGCCCGCGCGTGGCCTATGTCGCCCCCTTGCTCAACCAGGCCAAGCGCATCGCCTGGGACGGGGCTAAGGCCCTGACGCTGCCCTTGCAGCCCTTCGGGCGCGTGGTCAAAGAGGCCGAGCTCTCGATCGAGTTCCCGGCCATCAACGGGCGCTTGGGCCTATACGGCGGGGATCATCCGAACAGCATGCGCGGCGAGGGCTTCGATGACGTGGTATTCGATGAGACCGCGCTCATTGACCCGACGGCCTGGACCCAGGTAATCCGCCCGACTCTGTCCGATCGCGGCGGGCGCGCGCTGTTCATTGGCTCGGCTTACGGCGGGCTCAACCTGTTCCATGACCTGTGGGACCAGGCCGGCGCCGATGAGCTCGGGGAATGGCGCCGCGTGATGTACAAGGCCACGCAGACTGGCTTGATCCCCGCCGAAGAGCTCGAAAGCCTGCGCCGCACCATGAATGCGGAAGAGTTCGCCCAGGAGTACCTATGCAGCTGGGCCGGCGCCCTGCCCGGGGCCTACTACGCCAAAGAGCTAGAGGCAGCCGAGCTAGAGGGGCGCATACGCCAGGTCGACGTCGACCACGAGACCGGGTGCTTCACCTGCTGGGACCTAGGCATTAGCGACGCCATGGCCTGCTGGGTGGGGCAAGAGTGCGGGCGCGAGATTCACTGGTTGCGCTACATCGAGTGGATAGGGGCGGGCTTCCCGACCTGTATAGCCGACCTGCACGCCGAGGCGATTGCCAACCGGTGGGTATTTACCAGGCACTACGCGCCGCACGACATCGAGGTGCGTGAACTGGGCACCGAAGTCTCCAGGCGCACGACGGCGGCACGGCTGGGCCTGCGTATGGAGAAGGGCCCCGCGGGGGTGCCGATACCAGAAGGCATCGACGGGGTGCGCAGGATACTCAAGCGCAGCTGGTTTGACGCCAAGGGCTGCGCCGATGGCCTGGTGCGGCTGCGCAGTTACCGCGGGGAGTATGATCCGCTCAAGCGGGTGCTCTCCAAAATCCCAGTGCATGACTGGGCCTCGCACTGTGCCGACGCCATGCGCACGTACGCCATGGGCCGCACGGGCGGGGTGCGCAGCGACTGGGAGGCCCCGCTGGTTATCTCCAGGGGGTGAGGCTTGAAGTACCGCTCCAAGATCATCAACGTCGAGGCCTGGGAAATTGCGCGCATCGAGGCAGGTGTGCTGCACTTCTACACGCGCCCGCCGTACGCGCTGGAGGAAGGCATGACGGCCAGATATGAGCCCAAGGCGGGGGATTTTCTGGTCGAGGTCCCGCAGGACAACGGCAGTTACTTCTATCTCAACCCGCGGGGTGTGTTCCTGAAAAAGTACGAGGTGCACTCATGACGCGCAAGGTCAGGCAATCCGAGCTCGACTCCTACATTCTGCGGGAGTTCGATAGCGCCTATGCGCTGGCGCAGTCTCAACGCTTCCCCGTGTATGCGCAGGCCTGGGGGGCGTACTGGCGCCAGAACAACGGCAGCGAGCAGGACCAGAAAGACATCGACCAGGAGGACTTTGCCAAGGCCGGCCTGCAATCGGGCGACATTGCCGACCAGATCGAGGCCTTGGCTGCGGAGGTCGGGCCCAGCCTGGGCAAGGAAACGCGGGTGATTTTCGCGCCCACTGACGGCCAGGACATCAAGGCCAGCGCGGTCGAGTCCGAGATTGTGGGGCGGCAAGTGTTTTACTCTAGGGAAGGGCGAAGCGGCTGGCTCGATCTCATGGCAACGCTGCGGGACGGGGCCTTGCTCGGGCTGTCGGTCATGAAAGTGTGGGTCGACAAGGGCGAGAAAATCGAGCGCGAAGAGCTCGAAGGCTTGACCCCGGAAGAGCTCGACGCGGCGCAAGCCCCGCGCGGCCCGCGCGAGAGCGTGCGGGTGCTCGATGTGGAGGCGCTAGAGCCTGATCCGGAGGCAATGAGCCCGGGCCCGCTGTTCAATGCCGAGCTAGAGCGCACGGTGCGCACCCAGCGCATGGAACTGTTGCCGATCGCGCCCGAGTCCTTCTTGTACTCTGACGATGCAGGGCGCGCGGGCATCGGCCAGTGCCGTTTCGCCGGCGAGCTCATTCGCATACGCAAAGGCCAGCTGCGCACCAAGGAAAAAATCCCCGAGGCGGTTGTGACCAAGCTGCAGGCGGCGACTAGCTACCGGCCCGAGCAGCTGCCGCGGCGGCGCGCCTCGGGCCAGCAGGAAGAGCCCGGGCGCGACAATGCCCAGGAGGTCGATTGCTGCTGGTGCTATGTGATCGCGCCCGACAAAGACGGCGAGCAGCAATGGCGCTCGCTGTTAGCGGTGCGGGACCGCCAGGTGCTCAAGGTGGATAAGGCCAGGTATCGACCTTATGCGGTTGGCACCTTGATACAGGCCTCGCACGAAGTAGCCGGCGGGTCGATCTATGACAAGCTCGCTGATGTGCAAATCTGCAAGACGCAGCTGCTCAAGCAGCTGATGGACAACGCCGAGAACAACCTTTACCCGGGCCTGGGCGTGGTCGACGGGGAGGTCAATCTGCAGGATGCACAAAAGCGCGGCCCGCGCTGGGTGCTGCGCATGAATCGGCCCGAGTCTGTGTTCCCGGTGCCGGTGCAGGACATGGGGCCCAGCATCATTGCCTCGATGCAGTACCTGGACCGCGTGCGCACGGCCCGGGCGGGGGCCGCACTGGACATGCAAGGCCCCGAGCTCACCATTCAGGGCGACACCGCGCACGGCATCGAGCGCCAATTCCAACCGCGCGAGCTCATGACGGCCTTGATGCTTCGCACCTGGTCCGAGACCCTGCTGGCCTCGGTCTACTTGCTCTCACACAGTTGCTTGCGCGAGGGCTGGGAGGGTCCGCTCATGGTGCAAGTCTCGAATGAGTGGCAACAGGTCATGCCCAGCACCTGGGCGCCGCGCGACTCGGTGGCGGTCTCGGTGGATCAAGGGGTGGGGGCGCGGGCGCAGGAAGCCGGCGCGCTGGCCCAGGTGATTACTCAGCAGGGCGTGATCTACCAAGGCGGGGGCGGGGATGTGCTGGTGAATGCCGCCACCATGTATGACGCCATGATCGACTGGGGGCGCGCCTCGGGTGTGGCGGACCCTGGGCGCTATCTGATCGACCCGCGCAGCCCGCAGGCGCAAAAGGCCCTGCAGGACAAGGCCGACGCAGCCGCCAAGCAGGCAGCCGCACAGGGCGCCATTGTCCAGGCGGTGGCCGAGATGCAAGCCGGGGTGGAGGCCTGGAAGGTCGAGATGGACAACGCTTTCAAGTATTACGATGCGGCCCTCAAGGCCTGGATCGAGGAAGCGAAAATTCTCGGCCAGGCCACCGCCGCGCTGGAGGCTGCAGCCCTGGGGGCGGCGCAACGCTCGGCGGATATCGACGGCACGGCCGAGCGGGTGGACCCCAACCGACCCGGCGGGCTCGACGCTGCCGACGGGGCCAGGACCGCCGGCGATGCAGCCGGGGACCTGCCCACGGGGGGAGGCCTGGAGGCCTTGACTCAGGTCGGCTTACTGGGAGGCAAGGGCAATGGAGCGGGCAAGGCCTTTTGAAGTAGTGCTCAGGGCCTGCGATGACCTGCGGGGCAGGTATCGCAAGCAATGGGAATCGGAGCGGGACCAATCAAAACGCGAGGACCTATGGCTGAAAACGCAGGTAGTGCGGGAGGTGGAGCTAGAGCTCCAGCGGGCAATCGAGCCCGAGAGGCCAAGCCAGGCGCCAAGCCAGGCGCACCAGGCAGCCGAGCCTCTCCCGTAGACAAAGACAACGCGCAGCCGCGCGGGCAGGCCAAGGGGCCCATGGACGGGGCCCAGGAAGGCAAGCGCACGCGCACGGGGCCCGCACAGGCAGTCAGGGAAGGCCGGCGGCTGTCGAGCTCGGAGCAGCTGGAGGCCACCTCGAAGCTGCTCGCCGGCGAGACACTCGATCGCGGGGGGGACGACGATGGCAAACAGGACACCCGTGTACGAGGGCGCGGGCCCGCCCGCGGTGATACGGGGGAGGATCAGGAAGCGGGGGCGGGCGAGAAAGGCAAAGACCAGGCGGGCGGGGACCTGGAGGGCGAGCAGGGCGAAGCTGGCAAGGGAAAAGACGCCGGCGAGCTAGAGCTCGATCTAT